GAGGTCGACCATGTCGACTACTTCAGGATGGGGCAGGTTCACCTGGGGCCAAGCTAATTGGAATGAAGACACAACTTTAAAAACAGGTTGGGGAGCACAGGCTTGGAATGGCGCTGGTGGTTGGGGAGATCTTTCTGATCAAACAATTACACTTGATGGTCAATCTTTAACAACAAGTATTGGATCTTCTTCAATACGATTAGATTCTACTCCAACAATTACAGATCAAGAAGTAACTTCTTCTCTTGGTTCTTCTTCAGTACAAGTAGATTTTTCAGGAACTTTAACAGATCAAGAAGCAACATCTTCTGTTGGATCTTTAGTAACTGAAGTAAGTTATGAGTTATCTGGTCAACAAGCAGACACCACTTTAGGAACAGTTGTTCAAGGTATTGGTGTTCCTTTGAACATGGTTGCAGATCCACCAACAGGAGATCAACTTTTAAAATTTGCAAGAACTAGTGTTGGCAGTGTAACTGTTGCTTTAGAAGAAATAGTAACTGCTACAGGATCAGAGTCAACTTTTGCAACACCAACTTTATCTTATGTAGGAACTTTAGTTGGTTGGGGTAGAGATGCATGGGGAGATAATTCTTGGGGTGAATCTCCTGATC